TTGTAATTGTTCTAATCCACTAGTATCGTAAACTTCTTCAGTTGCTTGTGCTTCTGGATTGTAAGTTGTTCCAGCTAAAATTCCTAACAAAGCAATACCAGCAGGAGTTGTTACTTTATGATATTTATCAAAGAAACTTTCATCTTGTTCAAATAAATAAGATTTAATTTCCTCTTTTATAACTTGTCTTACTTGTGCTTCTGTTAATCTTTTCATCTTATTTGTTTCCAACCACCTGTAAGTTTAAGAAGACCACCAATATCAACGCCGGGATCATGTGGGTCTACACCAGATAAAGGCTCTGCTGCTGAGGGGGTTGAGGATCTGCTTTCGCTTATTTCTCCACCTCTGGCTAAAGGAGTTGTTCCTTCAAATATATTTATACCACCATAAGATTTTTTGCTAATTTCTTCAAGCATTTTCTTTCTTTCGGATTCTGCTTTTTGTTTAGCAATCATTCTTTCTTGTTGTAATTTTGGATCAATAGTAGGTTGTTTACGTTCTACTATTGGTGTTGACCCTGCTGTTTGTTTTATTATCTCACTTATTACTGTGGATAATTCCTCTTGCATCGCTTCTTTTACTAGGGCTTTTACAAGAGGTCTTAAAGTTTTTTTAAGTTCTTCTGCTTTCATTTTTCACCAATTCATAATAAATAGAGGTGATGTAAGTAAATACACCACCTCATATTCAAAAACCTCAACTAAGGTTTATTTTTAGATCACTTACCTTTTTTGCCAAGTGTTTTCATAGCTGACTTAGCTGATTTGTGAGCATTTGCGTCACCTTTCATTTGTTTCATAGCTTTTGTTTTTGCAGCTTTCTTTTTGGCTTCTGCAAGTTGTTGTTCAAGTGAAACTACTTTTTGTTCTTCTGCTGTAAGTTCTGTCTCTGTTTCGTCGCTCATTTCCGAGACGATTGCTTCAAGTTCTTCTTTGATGATTTGCTTGAGACGTTGTGTTGTAAGTTGCATTTATAAAACTCCTTTTATTTTAAAATATCTTTGATAAGATTTGAAACTCTTGCTTGTTTATTTTCGTTTACATTTCCTTTTCTCTCTTGAAACATAAATGCTCCATGAGTAGAAGGCTCCGAAACAATATCAAAACAAATTAATTGGAAATCATCTTCTACGATTGTCTCTCCTCTGCTTTCTCTAACAGATCCAGTTCCTCTTGAAGAAATACCAATTTTAACATTAGCGTTAACTAACTCTCTTAATACTTGACCAGATGGTGTATTGAGAACTTGGATCTTTCCCATTACATCTTTTCCATTCCACCATACTTCTACTACAAGATGTGAAACGTTTTTAAGATTAATTACTGATAGGTCTGGGTGGTCAAGTTCCCCAAGTGCTCTTCTTTCTTGAACAAGTTGTTTGTATGTATCCATTTCTCTCGATAAAACAGAATGAGGATAAATTCTTCCATTTCCATTTCTCGCATCTGCTCTTTGGATTACACCAGTTAAATATAGGGCACCATTTTTAACAGCTAATTTTTCTTGTTCTGTTAAAAGATCAGAACAGAAACCTCCTTCACATAATTCAAAGAATTCGCGAAGCAATACTTTATTATCCATTAAGATGCCTCCAAGATTTATATTTTACGATATTTGATATCGCACTCCATCCCACATTAAATAGTTTACAAATTTCGATAATAGTCATATTTTTTTCTTTATACATTTTTCTTATTTGTATAACCTGTTCTTCATTTAAAATTGCTCTTGGATTATTTATACCTTTTGTTGCATTACTGATTTTCTCTTTTGTTTCTATTGCTGATTTAGTACCAATTTTACTTAATCTTAATTTATTTTTTGTTTGATCAGTTAAGGTCTTGTTTTTATTTCCAATACTAATTTTTCTTTTAGTTTCCTCAGTGTGCTTTTTACCCATCCAAAAAGTTCCATATTTTTTATTTCTTTCTATTCTTTTTTGAATAATTTCTTTTGAATATTTATACCCTAATGGTTTTCTAGCATATTGATATAAATTAAAACCTATTTCGTTATTTGAAGAATTATAATAAGAAATCCAATAATTTTCTCTTGCTTCTAACAAATTTGAAAGTTCTTCTGTTTCTTTAACGACAGTTTCTATTGTTTCAAATTTGAAGTTTTCTTCACCATATTTGTTCCAAGCATTTTGTAGATGCTTGTTGTGGTGAGTGTTCTTACAAAGCTGTTTTTTGTGTTTACCGACTCTTATTTGAATATTTATACTGCTACCAATATACATTTTATTGGTAGCGTTACAAGTTATTTTATAAATACCAGAATTCATTTATATGTTTTCCTAACCTTTCGGCTTGCCCCTGCAACACAGACGAACTGGTTGTAGTGCCCATTTACGAGTCCAAAAGCCTTGTGTTAAATTAACTTTCATAATTATCTCCGACTATTTTAATTAGTTTGTTTATTTGTTATCTTGCTTGTTGATATTGAAATTAATTCCAAAATCCGTGAATAATGAACAAAGAACATAAGAAGTCCCCGATGAAAGACAAGCCAACATAAACATATCGATTATGTTGATTGATATACTAAATAGATCAGAAGCATTTAATAATAAAGCAATTATATATCCAACATGAAAAGATAAGCATAAAGGACATTTAAAAAGTTTTCCTAATAGTCCTTCTTTTGGTCTTATACTATCAAAAATACTTCCATATAATAAAATAGAAGTTAAACCGTATGATGATAAAATAAAAAATATTAACCACATTATTTCTTCTCTTTACGCTCTCCAAGATAAGCGATATTGTAATGTTTGTTAATAGAGTAAGCAGCAGTTCCAATAGAACCTTGACGGGGCTTCTGTGGCACTTCTCCAAGTTCAGTTGAATCTTGATCGCTTGGGTCAGTAAGATAATCGTCTTGCATTTTTCTCATAGCCTTTTCATATTCAAATGAAGGTCTTTCTTTGTCCATGAACAAAGCAGTTGTAAATATTATTACTTCTATTGGATCTACTTTCTCTTGTGTTTGAGGAATAGAAGCTTCCATAGAAGCATAAATGTTTCCAGCTTGAATTGTTGATGGATCTATTACTCCACGCTTGTAAAGAAAGTCAAAGTATTTATTTTGAGTATAATATACTTTATCATCCATCGCAATAGTGGATAGGGCTAAAATCTTATTTTTTGATGGAGATATTATAATATCAATATAAGGATGATCTTGGATTATATAATTACCATCTAAGGTTTTTCTTATATCAAGACGAACTTTAGTTTTTGGGATTTCTGGTTCCCCAATCCCTTCCATACTATCGTCTTTAACTTTAATCTTTATCGACATTAAACAAGTTCCTTAACTAACTGTTGTAATTTCAATACTTTCTCAACCATAGCTGGAGTTACTTGTGTTGTTTTAAAAGCTTCAAGAATATTTAGTAATCCTTCTTTTTCTTTACTCTCCGTGATTTGTTTAGATGATAAAACTACTTGTCTTATTCTTCCAATCTCTTCGTTAAGATACATTTTAAAATCAATATCGTCATTTGAATAAGAAGCGATGTATTTGGTAAGAAGTTCTTTTTGTTCTTCCATCAAAGAGGTTCCATACTTGTCGTTGAATTTCTTTACGAATTCTTTATAAACAAGGCTATCAATTGGTTTAAGGTTATTTTGTGCGTTGTCTTCTGTAGATAATCTATCAATCAAATATTGTTCTAAAATAACTCTTGTCTTCATAGGAATTTCATTATCAAAGATTTGAGCTATTGTTGCTAGGTCTTTGTAGTTAGACATAAAGTTTGTAAAGACAGAAGGATTTACTTTTTTATTTACATCATTTATAATTCTGGTTTGTTGATTGAAAATATCTTGAGGCATAAAAGTAGCATACATTCTTTTTGCTTCATTCAACATTCTATTGGCTGTATCTTTGTTAAGACCTCTTGTTTCGTAAAGAGATTTATAAACATCTAATTCTTTTGCTAGGGTAGAACCTTTTTTAAAGTGTTCTTTCATAATGGATAGAATTATATTTTTTGTTTTTTCATCTTTATTAACGATTGCCTTTGTTAACTCTTTTGTTAATGACTCAAAAAGAAAAGCTGTATTTCTTTTCTTATTGTGTTTGAGTTTAAGTTTTTCCATTCTTTTTTGTCTCCAAGCTTTCTAAAAGAACTCTAGTTTCTTTTTCTATTGTAAATAGTTCGTATTCTTCGTCTCTGTGTTTTTCTTGTGAAGTTTCGCTAATACCTGCTGCATTTGCTAAAGATTTAATATCTTGGAACCCTGGAAAAATATTCTTTACACTTGGACTAGCTGTAAAGCCTCCACCAGAAGCTTTAAATCCTCTGGCTCTTGCTCCTACATCTCTTTTGTCACCGCCTCTATTAGAAACTGGTCCATACCACTTTCCTTTTGAAGCTGGTGTAGTAGTCATTACTTTTCCAGCACTATCTCTTCTTTTACCGGGGGGTGCTGCTAATAATGTGCTTCCTCCCTCGTCTCCCGCTGCTGGTGGAGCTTCTGGGGCTTCTGGTGCGCCTCCACCACCTTCTGGTCCTCCTCCACCTTCTGGAGCTTCTGGTGGGCCTCCTTCTGGTCCTACGTCTGGTGGGGTTTCTTCTGGTCCTCCTCCACCTAAACCTCCAAGGCCCCCGCCGCCTCCTCCTCCACCGTCTTGTGGTTGAGCACCAGCAGCTTCAAGTGTAGCGTTGAATTTACGATCATAGAATTGTTCTCTTTGAATACGGAGGAATTCTTCATCGGAGATACCAAAGATATTATGAGCAATCCAACGTTTAGAGAAATACCCTTCAGTAGCAGAACCAGCAACATCAAATTTAGTTTTCCAGTGTTCAAGTTCTTGTAGGGCTGCAATCTTAGAAGGATTGTTAAGAGAAAGTTTAAATGAAATTAAATCTGATCCTCTGTATCCAAGTGTAAACAAATGGACTATACCAATCTTTTCTAATTCTCCAACAACAACTCTTTGTAATCTTTGAATTGTTCTTGCGAAGCGAACATCTTTTTGTGCTAGTGTTGCTTTATCTTCGCTTGCTCCATCGCCTCTAATAAGATAAGACATAGGAACTTTAAGAGCAGCAAATAATTTATCTCTTAAATATTTTACGTCCTCAATAGCAGAAGCAAATTGACCACCGGGAAGTGATTCAATTTTATTATTATTTACTCCACCACGAACAGGAATAAAGTAATCCTCGTCAACGGACATAGGATTATAACGAAGGTCAACACGACCAGTTGTAGCATCGACTATTTGATTTCTTTTCATAGTAGTCATAGCTCTTTGCATGAACTGTTCAATTTCTTGTGGAGGAATATTTCCAACATCAATATAAAATACTTTACGTTCTGGTGATCTTGTAATACGATAAGCCATCATCGCATCTTCAAGTAAGGTAAGCTGTCTCCAGATTCTTCTTGATGAATCCAAAACAGAAGTTCCATATGGAGCGTGCTTGTCGTTTCCAAGAATTCTAAAATGTGCTACTTGCCAGTTTTCAAAAGTCATACCAGCAGAGTTCCACTGAAATTGAACGTAGTTTGGATTGGTTGGATCTTTTCCTTCCATTCTTTCAACTTGGCTTGATGGAATACCAATTGCAGATTTGATGCCTAAATGTTCATCAATATCAAGATAAACAAAGTGATCTCCATACTTACACATATTTCTACACCAATTAAATAAGTTGGCGTCAAGATTTAATGTCTTCATGTATAAGGTTTGAAGAATTGATTTAATTTCTTCGTTAGGACACTTAATGGTCATTAGTGGAGTAAGTTCGTTAGAGGTAGTCATTTCATCGGCATAGATATCTAAGGCAGATGCTATCTCTGGCATATATTCCATTTGGTCAAAATCAATATACCTTTCGGCACGATTTTGATTCGACATAAGTTTGGAAGAGAAATTCTCATAAGGATTATAAGCTGATTTCTTAAATTCTAAACCAGAAGCAGATGTAAACTTTGAACCAAGTTTATCCATTTGGTTACGTCGGTATCTACTTTGAACTGGTTGGTTGTAATTAACAATAGGACCAGATAAAAGTTTTGTTAATCTTTTAAATAAAGTTGAATCTGCGTTCTTTGTGTTATTCTTGTTTTGATCTGCCATTTATCATCCTTTATATATCCAAAAATATTGTGCGTGTTCTTGTTTTGCTTTTTCTATAGAAACAGACAAGTCCCTATTGTAACCTTGCATACCTGGAATTTTTGTATCAAACATAGTATTACTTTTTGTGAAGCCTGTCAACATCGCTTTCTTATATTCTAGCTCTCTTTGATTAGTTTGGAAGACAGTATCTTTAACCCAACAAGCAATCGCTAAAGACATAACCAAATCGTCGTTATATCCCTGCATCGCTTGTGGTCTTCCAAATATCCAAATGAATGTGCTTAACTCATGAAAAGTTCTTATTGAATTTATTTTAATACTTTTGTTTCTAATAAATTCTTCCATCTTCGCAACGATTAGAGGTCTTGATTTATGTGAAGTTGTAAAACCTGGGACTGTATTTGTTGTTCCCTCTGCTGTTACTTGATCAACAAATTCTGCTGAACCTTTTGTTGAAAAGTAAACATTTGGATAACCCTTGTCTACTATCTTTTCTAATACTGAGAACCCAAGGTTATTGTTTTCTACAACAACCATACAGTTTCCATATTCCTTGCCAGTATTAACTACAAGCTCTGCGAAATCTTCTGTTGTTATTTTTCCTTGATACTCTGCGACAATTTCCATAGTATCCAAATTAAGAAGATGGAATACAGAATTGTCTTTACCATCACCTCTCGCAGTATCAGCTACAAGAACATAAGAATGGTTTGGATTATGTTCTTTCCATATCCAAAGATTTCTGTCCATATAAGTTCTATATTTTGGTTCGCTACAATTCTTTTCTATATATTCTAATTCTTCTGCACCAACTACGGTTTCACCAGAAGCGTTGAAA